GGTCAAAAGATATTCTCCGCAGAGAGATATCAGTGACCTTTATATATTGTAAATGATATATATGTTATACACCATCCTACTTGTTGGGTAGTAGGAAGTGAGGGTTGACCAAATCCTAAATTCGTGAATATGCACAGGTCACAGATTATGATTTCATGACATCCATAAATCGGTCATGGTTCAAATCTTGTTATTTATTTTGATAAGTAATCTAGAACGAAATAAAATAAAATAATATAAGATAGAATTATGATATTTGTTAGTCGTATTACGGGAATTATTAAATAATAATAATAATTATTTGTTCGCTTGTTTCCTTATATGCACAAACCACACCCATTCACTACTTCTAACCTACCTTAAGTGGGATTAGAGCTGGAAAACCCTATTTTACTATTCTCGCCCCAACCCATCATGATTTCAGGCTTCGCATCGTCCTTAGTGCGGCCTGTATAAATTACCTTTCCCCGCGTCGTGCCGTTCAGGAGGTCCACCAACCTAGCATACTGATCTGCGAAATCCAGGTTTTGCACCTGACCGTTGCCACACGCAACGGCAACCTTGATCTCAGGGAAGTCATCTAAGAGTCGACCTATGTAGATACTGCCAAATGATGCTTCCCTGAAGCACTGCTCTAAGCACAACTGCTCCGCTATGCTAATGGGCGGAAACCCGATAGCTCCTTTGGCCACAAGAGGTCTCATGGTTTCGTCACAAACAACGTCTCTGGGGTACTTAGATACCTTCTCTTGTTTCTTCCACTTGTCGAGGTATAAGCCAGAATTCTTGAAATCTGTAGCTCCAGCGGTCACCCTGCCAATATAATTAACTACTTCAAATAGCACGGGGTGCCCTGGGCTTAGATGATGCAAACTGGCTCCTATGCACCTCAAGATATACAGTTGCTTGGACTTCTTTAACCTACATCCGTTTTTAACCCACAATGAACTAAGACACCTCCCAACATTTAGGTATCTCTTGCCACCTAACCACAAAGCCCTCAAAAAGTCTGTATCACCGGGTGACGTGCCTGACACTTCACTAGAAAAAGTAAGCCCGACCTCGCTGACCAACTGTTGATCTAGAACACCTGCTGGGCAAATCCCATCATCACCTTCAGCGATCATGG